GCCTTGAGCAACGACCGCGTGAGCGAGTGCGGCGTGTCAAAGGCGACATGGATGAAACACGCGTGCGGGGTCCACGAACCCAGCGCCACGGCGGCTGCGATGGTGCCGTCGTCGCGGATCGACGCAATCGTGCGAAGGTCCGTCGACCACGGGATCTGCGTCTGGCGCGTCATCCACTGCCAGATCACAGGCGGCTCACCAGGCTGGTCGGTGGCGAGCTTCATCCTCGGCCTTCCTCCTCAAGCATGGCGACCAGCATTTCCAATTCCGCGTCAGAGAATTGCAGCGGCTCGACAACCGGCTCAGGCGCCGGCGCTTCTTGTTCAGCCATCGCGGCCATGATCTCTTCGCGCAGCGTCGGCGCTTCCATGATCGGCTGCGGCTGCTCAGACGGCGGCAGCAGATCCGCAAGCGCAGGCTGCGGCTCTTCGCTTACAGGCGGCGGGTTTGCTGGCGGGATCAGCCCTGCAAACATAGGCTGCGGCTCTTCCTGCAGACGGTAATCGCGAGGATCAAGCCGCGCAGGCGGAGCCTCCTCGACTGCCGGCGGCGGCGGAGCTGGCGCAGGCTCAATCGCGGCGAAGCTCGACGCCGGGTACTCAGCCTCGAGATCTGCCATCGTCTTCCCGGCCGACGCCAGCAGCTGCTGCTGCTCTTCAACCAGCGCCTGCAGCTCAGGCGTCAGCGGGTCCGGCTCACCCTTTGCCCGCGCCTCGATGATTGCTTCAGCCGCAGCCATGTCCGACGCCGGCATCAGCTTGTTCTCCATCTCCGTCGGGCCGACGAAAGCAAAGTCCTGCAGCGGTTGGCGCATCTCCTCGGGCATGCTCTGCTCGAGATTAAAGACCGGGTTGCCGGTTTCAATCGGCTCGATCCGCTCTTTGTTTGCTTCGATTAGCACTGCTACAGGATTGATCCGATCACCCGTCGGCCCGCCCGTCTGCTTGTCCCACAATGCGTTTTGCTCGCGCTGCTTCGCCAACGGATCTCGAGGCGTGTACTGTGTAAATGACAGTTTCTCAGGATTCTTCAACGCCACAGCCGGCGCCACGCGCTGGCGCAACGGAATCGACGCAGAATTCATCCACGGGAATTGCAGCTCAGTGACGCCAGCGTCACCAACTGTCGCGCCGGGCAGTCCGTTACCGCGCAGAGACTGAATCAGCGAACTTGCGTATCCCTCAGCCATCACATGAACCCTCCCTTCTCACTCATCATGTGCGACGAGGTAAAGATTGTTTGCGGCAGTCCACGCACTTTCATACGCAGCGACGCGTAGTACCCGAGGCCAGTCGTGCCTGCCCATGCTTGGTAGGTGTTGGCAGAGCCTGCCCACACTGCGACGTTCCACAGTCCGGTGTTCCAGATTCCACCCGGCGTTTGCACGAACGACGGTGAGCCGCCGACGTTCACGAACGTGTACTGCGTGTTGATCTGCAGCTTCACTGACGGCGGACCCGGCGCGATAAAGATCGGCCGAGCCATTGTGAATTTCTTCAAATTGGCCGGCGTCTTAAATGCGTTGAACGACGTCTGCACATCGCCCTCAAGCGTCTGGCCCGGCGTGCCGTCCGTTTCAATGCCGTCAGTGTTTCCAAAGAAACCCTTCGCGATGCGGCCGTCTTCGGTGCCGAAGTACAACTGACCGTCAAGAAGCGCCGCGCAGGTCATCGGCATGCCAATGAAATCGCACCACGCGCCGGTGTTTACGTTCATTCCGAACTGCTGATAGGTGCCTGTCACCTGCTCTGGCAGCTTGATGATCAGAATGTCTTCCGCGGGGAGCAGGAACACGTCCCAACTGATTGTGTCGATGTAGGTGCGGATCAGCGGGCCAAGCACAGACTGAATCTTCTGCGACGGGCCAGGCTGAATCTCGCTGAACTGGCCGTTCACCAATCGCGAGACCGGCACGAGACCAAGCTCCGACAGGATCATCACTTCGCCGCCATACGCAGTGAAGAATCGCCCGTATGTCGGAACCTTGCCGACGTACCAGACGCCGCGCAGCGAAAACGTGTTCACACTGCTCGGGTCAGTGCCTTGGAAAACGCCAATGTCGCCCTGGCTGCCGACCACGACAAGGTGATCGTCGATGCCGACGCCAGCGTCGAGTGTCCAGTTGATGAGGCCACGCACATAGCCGCCATTGCGCAGCAGCGAACCCATCTCAAAGGGATCTGCGTGGCCGTTGATGGCGTCAACGGTACGCATGTAGTACGCGGTCGTGTCGTCCTTGATGGTAAACCACACACGATTCTTAAACACCGCCACCGTCTCGGGGTTGGCAGGCAAGCCGGTCACCGACTGCTGAGTCCAAGTCGACCCGTTATAGGTCCAGTAGCCGGCGCCAGGCGACACGGCGAGCAGGAACATTCCAGCGCCGTTCGCAAACTGCGTGACACTCCAGACGTCGTTCGTCGAGCCTGTCGTTGACACAGCGACGCTGGGCGTGCCGGTCGTCACGTCGTAGATGTTGCCACCCGCCGCCGCGAACAACTTGTTGCTGGCCGGCGTGACGCCGTTGTACGCAAACACAGAGTCGACGGAGCTGCCGACGCTTGAAGTGTGATACGCCCAGCCCTTTCGCATCTCCACGCCCGTCTGGCGCGGGATGAGGTTGGTCAGCACCAACGCGTCGGTCGGCTGCATCGCCGAAATCGGATCTCTGTAGTTCAGCCCGCCCACAGGCGCAGGGATGTTGAACAGCTGCGCCGTCTGCGCCGCCGCGGAGCGGCGTGGCACTTTGTACGGTGCAAGCGGGACAAGAGGCATTACGGGCCTCCGAATCCTGTGTCAGGCACGCTTGTCAGCGGCGAGATGTAAGGGAACCTGTACATCCGCGTCATCGACAACACGGGAGATCCCTTCTCGTTGCCCTTGCGGTTCTCAAAGTTCACTTGGAAATCACGCATTGCAGCGGACGAGTCCAAGCCCTTCATCTCCAGCCACTTGACGCGAGCGAGCAGCGTCACAAGGTACGGGTCAACCAAAATGACGTCGCCGTTCTTGACGGCGCGGTTCTTGTACAGCGTGGCGTCGTCCTGATCCCGAACCCACGCAAACGACTGGTAAAAGAACGACAGCGTCTGCGGATCAGTCGGCGGAACCAGAATGTAAATCTGACTGCCACGCACCTGCCAATAAAATGACAGCGTCGGTAGCGTCTGCCGAATCAGCAGCGTCTGCCACATCTGCGGCGACACAGGGCCAATCGCCGGCCATTGCATCGTCGAGTTCCACTGCGTTTGATCCAAGAACTCGTAGAAGTCTTCGGGCAGGTTAAACGCCTGCTCGCTAACGCCAGGCGGCGAAGCCTGAATGCTAATCGTGTGCCGCTTGGTCAGTTCCTGCCAGTCGTTTAGAGACAGCAGGTCAGTGCCGGCAAGATTAACAGCCTGCACCATCTGGATGACGGCGGGGTCAGTATCACCCGCCGGATCAGCGGGGGTCGGAAAGCTCACCAACTGCGCGACGTTCTGGACAATCGCTGAGAGGGTGCTGTCGTTGATGATCTGGTAAGCCATCCGACCCCTTCCTCCTAAGCCGCTTTGCTAGACTTGTCCTTAGTCATCATCTTAGTCAACGCGTCGATCTGAGACTGAAGCTCCTCAATCTTCGCGTCGCGAGTTTTGAGTTCCTCGTTCATCTTCTCAATCGGCGCATTTCCCTTGGCGATTTCTAAGAAGGTCTTTGCTGAACGTTTGTCTTCGTTGAACCCCAAGAACTTCTGACCGACGTTGTCCGGCGCCTCAGCCAACTGCTCCACAGTGTGGATGTTGAAGAACTTGTATTCCTCAACCTTGGCCGGAGTCATCTTCGGAAGCGAAGCCAGCGGAGTCCCTTCAACAACATTGCCAGCACCGGCAAGCCACTTGGCGTAACGGTCGGCAAATCGACGCTTATCAATTTCGTCAACCGGACGATCAACCATCGACAACTTGTCACCCGGCACCATGATGCGGATGAAGTCGGTCTCCTTGTAAACCGCACGGCCCGATTCGCGGCTGAGGCCAGGCTGAAGCATGGGCTTGCGATAAAACTGCACGAACAATCGCTCATCCCCGACAAAGCGCGACTCGTCGAGTCCCGGCGCGTCGGGGATAGCAGACCAATCTGTAGGCGTTGTGGCGGTGTTCACTTGCATATATTTTTTCCTTATGTAATTGAAAAAAAGGGGACAGCGCGGGGGTTACCCGCACTGCCCCCGTGCTGGATTACAGCGTGGTGCCGACCGACGGGTACGCGAAAATCGCGTCCGCGTTGGTGGCAGCAGCGCCGCCGGTGGCGGTGCCAAGCACCACACCGAAAATCGCTTCCGAGCTAGCGGTGCCGTCGTCATCAACCGCGCCGGCGGTGGCCGTCGTGTTCAGACGCGTACCCTTGGCGGCCGAGGCGAGCGTGCGAAGGCTGCCCTTGCCGAAAATCTGGAACCAGCCGTACTGGTTGTCGGCCAGCGCAGCCTGAGCAGCGCCAACGCGAGAACCGAAGCCGGAGGCGCCAGGAGCGGTGTTCGTGGTCGTCGCCATCGCAAAGTCGAAGCCAGTCGCTTCGACGCAGAGATAGCCGAGACCCGTCACGGCGCCATCAGCACGGCCGTAAACGAACTCCTGATAGCCGACAGACGGGTCGTCGTACCCGCCCACGGTGCCGAGGCGAAACTCAGGCGTGGCGGTAGCCGCCGTCACCTGATCCTTCGAG